ACCGCCGTCAGCTCGGTGTCGTTGGTCAGGTAGTCGGTCATCAGAAGCTCACCCCCGATGCGCTCGGGATGGCCGCGACGGCCCACGCGCCGTTGACCACCTGCAGGACCTTGCCGTTGTCGGATGCGGTGACGTCCGGCAGCTTGATGGTCAGGGTGTTACTTGCGTAACTGGAGGTGAGGCCGCCACCGGCTGCGATTTTGATTTTTGCCTCGCGGACGGTGACGCTCCACCCCGCCGTCTTGTCGAGCTTGTAGATGTAGACCTGGTCGCCCTGCTGGGCCTCGGTGTGGCTCGACACGCTCCGGTAGTACTGGAACTCCACATTGGTCGGTGTCGAGGAGTTGACGTAGGCCATAAAGGCCATGCGCGTCTGGTTCCCGGTCGCCGGGTTGCTCGCTGACGAGGCCCTGCAGTACACGACGCTGTTGGAGTTGTAGGCGGCCTCGAAGTCGGCCCACGTGCTGTGGCCGTAGGACAGGACGGTCATCTCCGGCGGTATGTCGAGGGTAACTTGGCCGCTCTCTCCGTTGACGCTCTCCACGTAGGTCATCGAGCCGGGGTCATAGAATCGCGCCGTGCCCGTGGCCGTGGGCAGGTCGACCGCCGGGACGTCCGGGTACGTGGCGCCCATTAGTGTGATATCGGGCATGGCAGGCCCCTAACTGATGGACAGGATCTTGGTCGTGGCGTCCTGCGAAATAGTGGGCATGGCGAGCGTCCCGGCCACTCCGAGGATGCTTTTCCCGGTGAGGATGTTCCCGGCTACGCAGTCGGTGACATTGGTCAGGGACACGGTTCCGCCAGTGGTGTAGCCCGCCGGGATGGTGACGGTCCCGGCCTTGGCGCCGATGGTGCCTCCGGTGGCCCCGTTGTTTGCCATTGACCCGGAAACGCTGCCGGACGCGCCGTAGGCGCTCTTGCCGGTGAGGATATCCGATGCGGACGCGGTGGCGGCGGCGGTGTCGTAGAACTTGGCCGTGCCGCCGCCGGTCTTGGGGATGTCGACCTCGGGGACGTTGGCGTAGGTCACGCCGTTGATGATGACGTTCTGTGCCATTGGCTTCTCCTTCTATGAAACGGTGAGGACCGAGCCGTCCCAAGAGACCAGCCCGTAGTTGCTTGGGATGGGGCCGACGACGATATCCCGGCCCATGGACCGTCCGGCGGTTGCGAGCGTCTGCTCGGACCCGGACGGGGTGACGGTGGTCGGGCCGGTGTACTCCGGCAGCATCCCCCCGATGTAGGGGACGCCGGCCTCCAGCGGGACCCTGCGGGGCGCGTCCACAGCCAGCGGGACCGACTCGCCCCCGGTGACGGTGAGGTGGACGCTAACCATCGAGGACCCCGTCCTGCAGGATCCGCTCGACTGGGATGCTCGCTATGTCAGTGGCGAGCGCCACGGCGCCCCCGACCGTGACCGCCCTCAGCTGGACCTTCACGTCCACGCCCTCGCGCATGGCCAGCGTCTCCGCCTGGGTCAGCTCGGTCTCGATGGTGGTGGCCTCGCCCTCGACCGTGACGGTCAGGTCGGCGTCGGTCTTGACCAGCGGGGCCGAGCCTGTCTGCTTGAAGGCAAGGTACAGCGTCATGCCGGTCAGGTCCGCGTCGACGGTGGCGGTGATTGTCGGTGTGGTGCCGCGCCTCATGCGTCCACCTCCCCGCCGAGCGGGCCGGTGCCGTCCACCTCGGGCAGCCCGGCGATGGACGTGAGCAGCGACAGCACGGCGGCGAGCGCGGCTGTGCCGAGCACGACGCGCCAGTCGATGGCCTCGATGGTCACCCCCGCGGGGATGAGCGCGATGGCGGCCTGCGCGAACGTCTTGAGCGCTCGGACGCCGGCGGCTTTGAACCAGGTCATGTGTGCGGACCTCCTGTCAATCGGCCAAAAACCCCCTCCGATTTCTGGCCCGTCCGGCTTTTTCGGGACTGTGGCAGCCGGCTCCCGCGTGAGAAAGGAGGCACGCTCCTCCGGCCACGTGAATCTTCCCGCGCGCGTTACACGTCACTCGCCGCTGACGGGCAGCGCCACGAGCTCCGCGTACTGCTGGTCCCCTATGTCGTTGCCGCCGAGGTCCGAGTAGGCCTGATGGACCTTTGCGATGTTCTCCCGCTGGTACAGCCCCATCGGGGCGCCGCGCAGCACGTGGACGGTGTGGGCCTCTGTGAGCTGGGTGCGGAGCAGGGCCAGCATACCCTCGCGCATGGCGGCGTCCTCGGCCCGGTTGTCGGCGGCGCTGGTCTTGATGCGCCCGACGACCGCAGCCACGACCGCGCCGATGACGGCCGATGCAGCCGGTGTGACTATCAGGTTCAGCACGTCCAATGGTTAGCGCCCCCTCACATAGATGCGCCGTGTGATGTTCGCGGTGGTCGAGGCGTTGCAGGCGATGTAGTACCCGATGGCCGACGTGGTGACGCTGGTCAGGTGCGCGTCCCACAGTCCGGGGCTGTACGAGACCTCCACCCCCGCCCAGTCGATTGTCGAGAAAAGGCCGGACGGCAGGCTTGTGCTCTGCAGCGCCGAGATGTACCTGCCGGCGTAGGATGACGTGACCGCCAGCGAGCCGGTGATGGTCCGGGTGGCCTCGATGATGCCGCCCGGTCGGCGCTCGACCGTCCAGCCGCCGGCGGTGGACACCCCGTAGGCGCTGCTCTCGATGGTGCCGTCGTATGCGACCCGGAACAGCGTGCCGCCGAGGGCATCCTGGACTTCGATGCCGTTGGTCGTGAGGGTCTGGTCGAACACCCCATGGGGCTTGGCCACGATGCCGTTGGTCTCCAGCTTGCCGTTGGACAGGAGCTGGAGCAGCCTGTAGGTCGAGCCTGCGTATCTGCCGTCGATGTACCAGACGCCCGAGCCGTTGGCACTCGGCTCGTCCACCAGCCTCATGTGCACCTTAGCGTGGCCCGTGCCTGGGTCGGTCTGCGGCTCGCTCACAAAGTCGATGGGGCCGTCGGTCTGGTTGATGTTGATGTGGCCGTCGAAGCCCTCGATGTACCCGCCGCCGGTGCCGTCCGGGTTGAACTGGATGTAGCCGCCCTGGGCCGACCCGGAGATGCGGCGCGCGATGGACACCAGCTCGTCGGTGTCGTAGCGGTAGACCATGCCCACGCTGTTGAGCAGCACGTTGGGGCCGGTCTCCGCGTCCCCGTCCTGCTCGGTCACGTGGACGCCCGAGGTGTCGGCGAAGAAGTGCTGGTTGGTGGCGCTGGCGATGGCCGAGGCCGTGTCCACCTCGGTCTGCAGCTGGTCCCCCCAGCCGGTCGCCGCGACCGCGATAGGTGCGCCGTTGTCCACCAGCAGCTGCACCTCGTCACCCGTGGACACGGCGCCGATGACAGGCACCTCGACGACCTCGCCGCCTACGTCCACCGCCACGGTGCCGCTGCTGCTGTCGCTCGTCGCTGTGGCCGTGACCCTGCGGACGCCCAGCCCGCTGGATTGCTGCGGGCCGAACAGGGCGCGGGCAAGCTCCAGCTCCGTGTGCAGGTCGCTCATGCTACACCTCCTCAAGTGTCAGGCGGGTGCGCATGGCCGCGTCGAGGGTCACTTCGCGCTCGCTCACGAAACACGTGACAGGGCCGACTGCGACCCCGTCCTCGCTGTCGCTGTACATCACGCTGCCCACGGTGCCGACCCTCACATCTGGCCTGTAGAGCATCTCGGCGCTGTAGGTCCTACGCACGTCGCTCAGCTCGCTCAGGCGCTGCCTGACCAGCTTGTCGAGCACGGCCTGGACGTTCTGGCCCTCCTCGATGGTCGGGGCGGACGCCTCGACGGTCTCCCAGCGGCCTATGCGCTGGAACGCCCACGGGTGGGTGACCGCGACCTTGGCCTCTGCGTACCACCGCTTGTCGTCCCGCTCGTAGCTGGCGATGACCCGGTTGACGATGGTCTGCGCGTTGGTGACGAACTCGGGCAGGAGCGTGCAGTCGACCTCTCCCGGCATGAGCCGCCAGCTCTCGGCGATGCTCGCGGGCAGCTGGTAGGGGACGAGGCACACGCGCCCCTGCTCGTCCACCTCCACGCGACCGCCGCAGGCGTCGGCCATTGCGTGGCACTCGCTGAGCACAGACTTGCCGTGCTCCCAGACTCTGTTGGCGCTGGTGCGTGCGCTGTGAATCTTGGTGGACGGCCATACCCAGGGCGTGCCGCCCGAGTTGCGGACGAGCTGCTGGAACCTGTACGCGACAGCCGCCCCGGTGGGGACGCCCACGTCGGTCTTGGTCAGGTCGGTGTCGAGCCGTCGCATTGCGCTGTGCAGCTCGATGCTGCCGCTCTGGCGCCCTTGGAGCAGCACCAGCTCGGCGGGCTCGGGGAATAGCGTGGCCATGACCTCGGTCCGCAGGCCGTCCCCGTCGTCCCAGTCGTGCCATATCCGGATCGCGGCGCTCAGGGGTATGTCCGCGCCCGCGTCGACGTCGAGCGAGCCGGTGACCCGCCAGTCACCGCGCCAACTCTCGGTGATGCTGCCGCCCGTGACGGAGTCGAGCCAGCCGATGTGCTCGGTCAGCACACGGTTGTCCACCAGCTCGAAGCGGAAGCTGTTGACCTGGCTAATCATCGGTGGACACCTCGACGCACTGGACCGAGACGGCACGCAGCTTGGCGGCGGCGTCCGACCCGATGGTCACCTGCTCGATGCCGACAGGGCAGCGGATCCCCTCTGGCAGTCTCAGCACCCAGCCGGTGAGCTGGTGCAGCGGCTCGAAGTGGCTCTGCCACCAGTCATCGGTGACGTAGCGGCCCGCCACGTCGAAGGTGCGCAGGCTCCCAAGCCCGCGCCGCTGGACGGTGCGCCCGTCGGCCAGCTGGACGGTCTCTGCCACAGGCTCGATGCTCTGGCTGTGCTCCACGTCGTACTCAATCGCGATTTCCCAGCAGTCGGGGTGGCAGAAGGAGGCCATGCCGCGCGACGGGATGGTGATGGTCTCGGTGACCGCCCGCCACGCCGACCCGGTCTGCACCGAGACGCGCACCTCCAGCTCCACGTCGAACGGGGGCGCGAATGCGTACAGCAGCCACTGGCCGCCGCTGTGGCTCATGACGTAGGCGTCCACCTGCCCGCTGCGGCCCATGCCGTCGACCCATGCGACCACGGCCTGCACGCTGTCCCAGTCTGCCCCGCTCGGGGTGACGGTGATTGCAAGGTCCTGCTCGCTCGCATGCAGGTCGACGGTCGGCTCCGAGATAGAGCCGGGCGTGTGGGCGCCGACGTAGAAGATGCCCTTGTTGGCGAACCGCTGCAGCCCGTTGACGATGGCCGCGCCATCCGAGGTCAGTGCCTGTATGTCGCACATGACCACCGGGTCGCCGTTGTAGGTCACGATGTGGCTCTGCGGCTCCGTCCACGTGACAAGGTTCGATGCGCTGCCGTCGGCGCGCTGGTACGGCCCACGGTCGATTTGCGTGGTGGCGGTGTCCGAGAAGGGCTTGGCATATAGGCCGGTCTGGATGCTCGATGCGCCACGGGGCCAGCCGGTGTCCAGCGTGACGGTGCAGCCCTCGGGGGACTCCTCGCAGCTGTCCACGGTCATGGTGGGGCTGTACCTCACCGGGATGGTGGCGTATACCCAGTCGCTCACGGTCAGGTCCGGCTCGTTGAAGACCCTCACGCGCACCTGGCGCTCGATGATGTCGTAGGTGGTGATGTCGTAGCTGAAGGCCTCGGGCGCCAGTCTGCGGTCGTTGCCGGTGCACACGGTGACGGTGGAGGCCCTGTCGTTGTCGATGTCTGCGCCCTGCCATGTCTCCGGGAACTCCGTCCACACGTCCGCGCCGGTCCCGTCGAGCAGGATGGCCGCTGCTGGGGCGTAGCGCATGCGGTCGCGCCACTGCACCTGGAAGGTCTTGTACTTGCTCGACCACATGATGGCGCCGTTGCGCCCGGTCGCAGGCACCTCCAGCGCCGTCGAGGTGTGGGCGATGGCCGTCCCGCTCGGGTCGACCGCCCACTGGATTTGGCTCGGCAGCGCGTACTTGTCGGTTAGAACTGCCATTAGCTAGGCCCCTCTCCCCTGCATTGCGCCCACTCGCATCAACTCGGTGAGCAGGTTCACGGCGGCGTCCCTCATCGCGGCGTTGTCGTTGAGGGTGGCGCCGTTCAATGTGATGTTGTAGGTCGGGCCGGTGCTGCCAGCACGCAGCTCTCGCAGCAGCTGGGCCATCTCGACCCGCGTGATGCCCGCTGAGACGGCCTGAGAGCCGTTCTGCGGCCATTTGAGCCGGGTCTCGGGTGCGGGCAGGGTCGCGGCGTCGATGGCGCACTGGGCCATCCCTGCGGCCCTCTTAGCGGCCATGGGCGCGTCCAGCTCGATGCCGCCCGCGTAGCCCTGGCTGAACCACTCGCCGACCTCGCGCATGATGCGGGACGGGGAGTTGGAGTCCTGCGCGGCCTTGGCCGCTGCCACGGCGTCCGAGACCAGCCCGGTGACCGCCTGCGTCACGGTGTACTGGCCGCTGCGGATGCCGTCGGCGTAGCCCTGGGCGAACTGCTGGCCGAGCGTCCACACGTCTGCGGTGTCCAGCCCGGTCTCGGCTGCGCTCGCCAGCGCCTGCGCCGCCGCCTCGGCTGCGGGCGCGCCCGCCGAGATGGCACCGGAGTAGGCGTCCACCGCCTGCTGGCCCCTGCCGCTCACAGTGCCGGTGAACTGGGCGAGCAGGCTGTCGCACTGGCCGGTGTTGTCGCGCCAGGCGATGGTGACCTGCGCCAGCTCGGCGTCGGTCAGCTTGCGCATATCCTCCACCGAGTAGCCCAGGTCGTCGATGTGCTGGGCGAACCCGTCCAGCTCGCCGGGATTCAGGTTGCCGTAGACCGCCGCCTGCGCGCTGGCCCAGTCGCCGGCGCTCTGCGCGGCCCCGTCCGTAGCGGCGGACAGGTTGCCCATGGCCGTCTCGACGTCGTTGATGCTGCCGTTGGTCGCGTCGAGCGTGCGGTTGGCCTCGTCGACGCGCGCCTGCATCATGCGCACGGCGGCGTTGGCCTGGTTGATGTCGCCGACCACCTTGCCCGACTCGATGTCGGCGGCGTACTGCTTGGCCTCGGCGAGGTCGGAGTATGCGTCGCCCACCGCCTGGACGTCCTGCGCCTGCTGGGCGTACAGGTCGGTCAGGGTGTCCTCCATGGCATTGAGGCGTATCTCCTCCTGCTTCTTCTGGATGTACCCGTCGATGGCCTCGGTGGTGTCCATCACAGCGCCCTCTTGGTCGGCGATGACGCCGTTGGCCGCGTCGATGACACTGTACTCGGTGCCGCAGCTCTCGTTGACAAGGTCGACCGCCGCCCGCAGCTGGCCCTGCTGCTGAGCGCTCAGGCCGGTCACGCCGTTGTACTGCTCGATGACCTGCTTGGCGCCCTCGAGGCGGGACACCTCGAGCTGGGTGGCGTCGTTGCGCTCGCTTATCTTCTGGGCCAGCTCGGCGTGGGCGTCCTGCACGTCCTCGAGGGACACGCGGTTGCGGTCGAGCTGGGTGCTGTACTCGTCCACCTGCGCCCCCATGGACGACACAGGGGCGATGGAGCGCTGCACCGCCGACCGCAGGCCGTCCGTGGCCTTCTTGGCGGCTGTGGAGCGCTTGTAGGCGTCCTTGAGCGCGAACACGAGGCCCACGCCTATGGCCGCGACCAGCGCACCCACGCCCATGGCGGCGGGCGACATGGCCTTGGAGAGCAGCCCGATGGCCTTGGATGCCTTGGTGGCCCCGCCCGCGCTCATGGCGCCCTCGGCGCTCAGGCGGGCCAGCGTGGACGCCAGCCCCGCCCCGAACTTGGTGGCCGCTTGCATCCCTCTGGCGAACTTGCCCACGGCCAGCACTGTCGGGCCGATGGCAGCCGCCAGCGCGATGGCCTTGGCGATGTTCTGCTTGGTCCCCTCGTCGAGGTTGCTGAAGGCCTCGTACAGGCGATGGGCGGCGTCCTTGACCTCGTCCAGCATCGGTGCGGCGGCCCCGAGGAACTCCTCGCCGAGCTGGATGCCGGTGTTTTTGAGTGCGTTGATGGCGTTGCGGGCCTTGGCACCGGGTGTGACAAGGTTCTCGAGAGCCGCCTGGACGTTGCCCGAGCTGTCGTACATGCCCTGCAGCTCGGCGTTGAACTCGCCCGACCCGGCGTTGACGATGGCCAGCGCGCCCTTGCCCGCTCGCATGTTGCCCCAGAGGTTTGCGAATGCGGTGCTGTCTCCGCCCACACTGTCGGACAGCACCTGCATGACGTCACCGAGCGACCAGCCGTCGGCCATGAGGTCGCTGAAGCTTTTGCCGGTCTTGTCCCTCAGGATGCCGCTGACGTCGCTGCTCTCATCTGCCAGCTCATTGAACATGCCGTTGAGATACGTGGTGGCGTTGGCCGTGTTGATGCCCTGTTTTGTGAGGGTCACGTATGCGGTGTTGAGGTTCTCGAGGTTGACCCCGTAGGCGGCGGCGGTGGGGATGACGGTACCCATCGAAGCGGCCAGCTCGCCCACGGTGGTCTTGCCCTTGTTCTGGGTCTGGACCAGCTCGTCGGATATCTTCTCGGCGTCCTCGGCGCTCATGCCGTAGGCGTTGATGATCGTGGTCAGGGTGTCCACCGCCGTCGCGGTGTCGGTGAAGCCCGCCTTGCTCAGGTCGACCGCCTTGGATGTGAAGTCGACCGCCTTGCTGGTGTCCACCGATGCCGACATGGCCTGGTAAGCGGCCTCGGCCAGCTCGCTGGCGCTGCGGCCCGAAGCCGTGGACAGGTCGAGCAGCCCCGTGGACATGTCCTCGAAGCCTATCTCGCTCGGGTCCATGATGGTCTTGACCTTGGCGAAGGACGTGTCCCACTGGTCGGCCACGGCGATGGACGCGCCCGCAAGGGCTGCGGCGGGACCGGACACGTACTTGGTGATGGCCGTCCCCACGGTCTCGAACTTGGCGGCGTACTCGCCCCACTTCTGCGACGCCTGGTCCAGCTCGATGGACTGCTCGGCCAGCTTCTGCGTGGCGGCGTCGAGCCTGAGCTTGCCGGTCTCGGCGTCCACCTCGCCGTACTTCTTGGTGAACTGCGACAGGGCGCGCTCTGCCTGCTTGGTGCCCTTGTCGTCGAATGTCGAGTAGATGGACAGCTTCACGCTGCCGGAGCCTCGTGCCATCAGGCACCTCCCATGTCGCTCTCGATGCGGGATGCGGCCTCGTCCACCGCCTGCTTGATGCGCGCGGCGGCCCCTGCGGACACCTCGTCGGCCACGGCCCAGAGCACGCGCCCGTTGCCGCTGCCGCCGCTGCGCCCGTACACGCTGTCGAGCGCGCGGACCAGCCCGGCGCCCTGGCCGGTGACGGCGAGGCGCGCCCACTCGGCGAGCGCCTGCGACTTGCCCGCGCGGCCGCCCAGCGAGTGGACGCGGAACAGGTAGGACCCGCCCTTCTCGACCACGTAGTCGCCGCTGTAGGTGCCGTGGCGGCGCGCCCTGCTGCCCGCGGCGGGCCTGCCGACCCTGCCGCCGGTGCGCCTGAACAGGTTTCCGGGGTGGTCGAGCTGCAGCCGGGCCTTGGCGCCGCTCGCTATCTGCTCGGCCAGCTCGGCCATGACCGGCACGGTGGCGTCGCGGAGGTGCGGCTGGACCCTCCTCAGCGCGGCGTTGACCGCGTCGAGCCCGTCCAGCTCCACCTCCCAGCTCTTGCCGCCGCCCCAGCCCATGCGCGCCTCCCGACGTTGATTCCTGCGGGTATGTTGCGCCGCCCGTTACCCCCTGCCGAGCACGCTGTCCACGTCGAAGCCGCCCCCGCCGTCCGCCGCGCCGGGCCGCTTGGGCGGCCAGCAGGCGTACCACAGGCTGTCGAAGACCTCGGGGCGGCTGTGGAGCAGCTCGAGCAGGCCCAGCGGGTCGGCCCCGGTGGCGCGGGCCAGCATGGCCACGGCGTCGCCGGTCAGGCTTCCCGGCCTTCGTCCGGGGCGTCCGAGGTAGGGTCCGGCTCGGTGTCCTCGTCGCGGCCCTCGGCCACGGGCGCGTCGGCGATGTCGAAGGCGTTCTGGAACTCCGCCAGCAGGCCCACGCTCAGCGCGCCGCGCTTGAACCGGCCCTCGCGCTGCGCGGCCAGCAGGGCCACGGCGGGCAGCATCTTCCGGCCCAGCCACGCCTCGGAGTGTCGGGCGGTGGCGCGCAGGGTGTCCACGAACTCGTCGGCGCGGGCGAACTCGGACGGGGTGGTGACCACGTCGAAGGGCTCGCCGCCCTCGGGGTCGGTCGGGGTGATGGTCAGGGGGAACTCCAGCGGTCCCAGCTTGATGTCCAGCATGTCTCCTCCTACTTGAAACTGTGGTTTGAGAAACGACAAAGGCCGGGCCGGGGTTGTCGTTTGCCCCCGGCCCGGCCCATGCGGCGGCGCGGCTAGTAGCTCTGCACGCCGTTCTGGATGATGAACTCGCAGGCGCTGCCGTCGACGGCCAGGGCGCCCTCGGTGCTGAGCGACAGGTCGAAGTTGCCGCCCTCCGGGTCGACCTCCATGGGCTCGATGGTCCACGGGATCGCGGGCACCTTGATGACCAGCGACCAGTCCTCAACCGAGTGGGCGAGGGTGACCTGCAGCGAGCCGGTCACGACGGTCGGGGCCAGCTCGGTGCCGGCGGCGCTGCCGGTCTTGACCTGGCGGTACAGGGCCGTGTCGGACGTGGTGCCGCTGATGTCCACGGTCACGTCCGCCGCGCCCTCGGTCTGGCGGGCCGGGTCGACCTCGCCCAGGCGCGTGGACGCCTCGAGGTTGTTGGCGATGGAGATGGCCAGCGACTGCAGGTCGACCGCCGCGGGGACGGCCACGGGCGTGCCGTCGGCCAGCGAGAACAGGACCTCAGCTCCGGCGGTCAGGTACCAACCTGCGCTCGGGTCGAAGGTGCCGCCCGGCATGGTCGTGGCGGCGAGCCACTGCATCTTGGTGCCGGCCAGGCTCATCTCGACGGCGGGCGGCTGCGTGCCCTCCATGGAGATGCTCAGCTCGTCCACCTTGCAGGCGTCCATGCGCTGCACGGCGGCGTTGCTGGCGCCGACCTGCTGCCAGACGGTGACGGCGGGGATGCTCTCGCCGCCCTTGATGTCATGGGTGTAGGGCGCGGCGCTGCCGGTCACGGTGTCCTCGCCCAGCGCGGCCTTGAGCAGCAGGCCCAGCACGTCGGCGAAGGCCAGCGTGGTCGCGTTGAAGGTGTTCTCGGACCCGCTGATGTAGCGGTTGACCGTGGTGTCACGTCCGCCGATGGTCAGGCGCACGCCCTCGGTGCTGGTGTTGGCGTCCATGCCGTCGCTGCCCTCGCTGGCCGCGAAGAGCACGGCGGGGGACGCCGCGGGAGTGGCCTCGTCGGACTGGATAGCCAGGCCGAACAGGCCGTAGTTCTTGTTCATTCAATCGCCTCCAGGATCGCGGCCACGGCGGGGGACGCCGCGACTCGCTTGAGTGCTTCAAACTCCAGTAGGTAGCCGGCATGCCTGCGCCCGTCCGGGTCCGACCAGCTCTCGGCCTCGCGCACCTGCGGCGCGCCCAGCTCGTCCACTGTGCCGCCGAGCGTGACGTCGTTCAGCGGTATCTGGAGGAGCAGGGCCTGGTAGTCGTTCGCGGTCGCCACTGCCTGCTCGGCGGTGCCGCCGCTCGCGACCACGGTTACCCAGATGTGGAAGGTCACGCCGATGACCGAGCCGGTGAGCGCCCCTGCGATGCCGAACTCGCGCGCGGTGCCGTGGACGGCCACGTGGAACGGCTCGGGCTGCTCGCCCGGCAGGTCCAGGGTGACCCTCGGCTCGCGCACGTCCTCGCCGCACAGCTCCTCGACGTTGGCCATGACGGCCCTGACGTCCGCGAGCATGCGGAGGATCGCGGGGCCCGCCACCTGCTGCATGCGGCCCAGCGCGCTCATCGGACGAGCCTCCGCCTGCTGCGGCGCTCCTCGATGAAGGCGTCGACGTAGGGGATGCCCGTCCACGCTCCCTCCTCGCCGGTCGCGAGGGTGTAGGACACGTAGACGCCGTCCATGGACTGCCCGCGGGCGTTCTCGGCCACGGCGCGGCGGCGCAGGTAGAACGCCGCCAGGCGGGTCGCAGCGGCCCTCACGCGGGCGTCCGTGCGCGCGCCGTAGACCAGCCGGTAGGTGCCCGGCTCGTGGACGCGCGCCTGGCGGTCGCCGATGAGCACGCCGTCGGAGATGCTGCGGGCGTCCTGCTCGGGCAGCTCCTCGAGGTCGTAGCCGCCGCGCAGGTCGACGTCCACCGCACGCTCGCAGAAGCTGCGGCGGCACGCCTGCTCGATGGCCTCCTCGGCCGCCTGGATGGCCGCCGGGAAGTCCTGCGGGGGCAGCTCCTCGAACTGGTCGCCGTTGCGCCAGCCGTAGGCCAGCACGTCCCCGCGTGTGCAGTAGCGGTTGCCGACGCGCTCGACGGGCGTGGTGCCCAGCTGCTCGCCGTCGGCGCCCGTCCACGTGATCTCGACGGTCCCGACGGCGGGCAGCAGCTGGGCGACCTCGGAGCCCTGCAGCCATGCGAGGCGGGCGTCGGTGTCCACGTTGGTGGCGATGGACACGTCTCCCGCGGCTGCAGTCGCGGTGGCCCCGGTGTACCAGTCGGGCACCTCGGCGGCGAGGGGGCCGTCGGGGACAGCCCACCTCGCCACGGTGCCGGTCATGTCGGTGTAGACGCTCACTTACTCCGCCTTCTTGGCCCTCTTGGCCTTGGCCGGGGCCTTCTTGGCCGCCGGCTTCTCGGCCGGCTTCTCGTCCAGCAGGCCGCGGCGCTCCGCCTCGGCCATGGTCATCTTCTCGCCCTCGTACGCCACGAGGTACCCGTCGCGCTCGACGCGCTCGGGGCAGGTCCAGATGCCCTCGGCTGCCATGGCTAGGCCTCGACGGTCAGGCCGAGGTCGGCGCAGTAGGCGATGGCCTTCGGCGCCCAGACCTTCAGGGCGTAGGTGCCCTCGGCGAGCAGCGTGTACTGGTTCTGGATGAACTGCTTGTCGATGAGGCCGACCGTGACCTCGTCGGCGTCGGCGGTGAGCCACTCGCAGGCGCCGGAGAAGTAGACCAGAGCGCTCTCCTTGCCGGTGCTGCTCGCGGTGTAGGTCATGTTGACGTCCTCGACGACCTTCATGCCGAGCAGGCTCTCGCCGTCGAACTCGGGGAAGAGGTAGTGGCCGTCGCTGGCCTTGGCGGTCATGAGCGTCTCGATGGCGTAGGGCGACAGGGCCACGCAGTCGGGCGTGAAGCCGGACGCGACGCGGGCCTTGCGCTTCATGGCGAGCAGGTTGTCGCGGAGGTTGGCGTTGCTGGCCGAGACGTAGGTGTGGGCGAGGATGCCGGTCTGGTTGACCACGCCGACGATGCCGTTGGAGTTGGAGCCGCGCACGGCGTAGGCGTCCTTGGTGACGCCCAGGCCGAGCATGAGGGCGCCGCGGATGGCGCCGTCCAGCTCGTCGTAGCGGTTGGCGGTGACGCGGGCGATGGGCATTTGGTGGGCGACGACCTCGAGGTGCGCCACGGCGGGCGTCCACGCGGCGTCGGACTCGGCCTTGCTGCCGGTGGTCCAGCCGGCCGCGTTGTTGGTCAGCGCGGGCTGCTGGAAGTAGTGGACGTCGCCGTTGGCGATGCCCTTGGGCAGCGTGTCGATGAAGCCCATGGGGGCGGCGGCGAACTCGTGCAGGCCGTTGTCGTACTCCTGCGGGGTGCCCAGGCCGGAGACGGCGTCGACGACCTTCTGCCAGCCGGGCTCGACGCCCTTGAACTGGTCGCGGGCGCCGAGGATGCCGGCGTCCTTGGCCTCGGAGGCATGCTTGGCGGCCTTGGCCTTCAGGTCGGCGTTCTCCTTGTCCACCAGTTTGACCTCGTCCATGAGGTTGCGGCGGGCCTCCTCGAGCGAGCCGGAGGCCTTGAAGGCGCCCTCGGCGTCGCCGTCGGCGGTGAGCTGGGCCACGCGGGCCTCCAGCTCGTCGATGCGGTTGTGGAGCTCGATGACTCGGGACATGTTTGATCTCCTTAGATCGCGTTGATGGTGCGGGCGATGCCGTCGAGGACCACGACGCGCTCCTGCGCTTGCGGCTCGGCCTGCTCCTGCGGGCCTGCCCCGTCGTCCGGGTCGGTGTCGCTGCTGTCGACGATTGTCTCGGGGTCGTTACCCGCCCCCGTGTCGTCCACCTGCTTGGTGAGGGCCGCGACGGCCTGCTCGGGCGCGTGGTCCAGCAGGTGCTTGTCGGCCCAGTCGACGTGCGCCGCCACGGCCACGGCCTCGGTGACCTCGTCCACGAGGTTGAGGGCCAGCGCCTGCTCGGCGTCGTACCAGGTCTCCTCGGCCATGTCGGCTGCGAAGTCGTGGCCGTTGCCCGCGCGCTTGGCGTAGATGGCCGCGATGGCGGCGTCCACCTGCTCCAGCTCGTCTGCGGTCTTGCGCATGTCGGCGGCGTTGCCGACCACCAGGCCCGAGGCGTTGTGGATCATCAGCCACGCCACGCTCGACATGACCACCTTGTCGGCAGCGGCGATGAGGTAGCTGGCCGCGCTCGCCGCCAGCCCGTCCACGTAGGCCGTGACGGTGCCGGGGTGGTTGCGCAGGGCGGTCATGATGGCGAAGGCGTCGAAGACCGAGCCGCCGCCGCTGTTGACGTGCAGCTCCACGTCGGCGGCGCGGTTGGACGAGAGCACGTCGAGCAGCTCGGCGGCGCTCACGCTGTCCTCGTCCCACACGTCGCCGATGTCGCCGTAGATGTCGACGCGCAGCACGTCGGCGTCGGCCTTGTCCACGATGCTGAACCACTGTCTAGGCATGCTGTGCCTCCTTAATGGCCTCGTCGGCCACCTCGTCCGCGTCCATGAACCAGCCGGCCATGGCTGCGCACTGGGCCACGGGGGCCAGTACCATGGCGGCGAAGGCGCGGGTGCTGTCGGTGTCCCCGTCGCGGGCGGCGCGCTTGGCGATGCGGTCGCGCGCGTCGCGGATGACCGGCTCGAGCCGCGCCTCGACCTCCTTGGGGTCGATGCCCGAGACGCCGTCGGACTGACCCGACGTGCCCTCGGTCGCGGCGGCGGGCAGGTACGGGGTGCCCTGCTCGTCGAGCATGTAGTAGGCGGTCGGCTGCAGCAGGGCGTCCTGCCCCGGCTTCCACGGGATGTCCTCCTGGGTGGCGCAGTACTGGCGGGTGAAGATGCCCGCGTACACGCCGATGCGGTAGCCCTCCATGCGGGTGGCGAAGTCGCCGCGCAGCAGGCCGTTGAGGTCGAACTTCAGTCGGTAGCCCTCGTCGCGGCCGCCCAGGCTCGCGGCGCCGTCGAGCACCGGCTGGACCGCCTGCTCGAAGGCCGTGACCTCGGGCAGCACGGTGGCCTTGGCGAAGTCCAGGTCGCTGCCCGCGGCGCTCGTGGCGGTCGTGCGGGCGCTGTCGCCGTAGACGTGGTGCAGGTCGACGTGGCACGCGCGGCAGACGCGCTCGAGCACCCAGCGCTCCTGCTCGACCAGGCTCATGCCGTCGAGCTGCGCGGACACCTGGTGGTACTTCAGGCCGCGGTCGAACACGCGGATGCCACCCGCGCCCTCGGGGCCGCTGGTCTCGTCGAGCGAGTAGCGGATCGCGTCGATGTCATCCTTGCCGAGCCGCTCGTCGGTCTCGGCCCAGCCCTGGAAGTGGTTGCCGTTGGAGACGAGGGACCGGTAGAACCGGCTCAGGTCCACGTCGAGGCCGAGGTCCTCCGCGGCCAGCGCGGCCAGCGAGCGGCCGGTCATGCCGTCCTCGGTGGCGTCGGTGCGCAGGACGATGACGCCGTCCTCGCGGCACTCCCACGCCGGGTTCCACTCGTCGGCGCCCGCGCTGTACAGGCAGCGGCCGGTGTCCACGTCGTAGCGCCTGTTCACGTGCGCGAGCACCGGGCGCAGCTCGACCGGCTTGTAGCCCGGGTCGCGGACCACGCGGATGTAGGCGGTGCCGAACACGTCGCGGCGCAGCCACGCCCACGCGACGAAGTCTCCCCATGTCATGAGGGCGTTCGGGCGGTGGAGCAGCTTGGCGAACGGGTGCCCGTCGGCGAGGACGCGCCCGTTGTCGGTGCGCCGCAGGATGTGGACGGGCAGCGAGCGGACGGCGCGGATCTTGACGGTCTCGCACGCCGTGAAGTCGCTCGACATGAGCGCGCCGCGCGGCCCGATGTTGGACAGCGGCACGCCGGGGACGTCGTTGCCGACCGGCAGCAGGCCGCGGGCGCCGGGTGGCACGAGCGGCCCGTCCGGCAGGCCCTCCACGGCGTTGCGCGGTGCCATGGCGTCCCGGATAACTTGCACAGGGGTTCTCACGTGATGCGCCTCCGTATGGCTCTGAGGTTTCACTGCGGGGATTGTCCTTGTCGCGTTACCCGGCGCGGGCCTACAGGCGCCAGACGCCGCCGGTCTCGGCGAACGTGAGCGAGCGCGGCATGGTGTCGGTCATCCACTTGGCCATGGCGGCGGCGATGGCGGCGTCGATGCGCTTGGTGCCCTGCCCGTGGCGGCTGCTCGTCCACCTGGTTCCGTAGGGCTCGCGGTCGGCCCTCAGGCAGTTCTTCAGGTGCTCGGCGGTCTTGGGGCAGCCCGCGAGCGCCGACCGGTGCGACCGGATGCTCTGGGTTACCGTTGCGCAGGCCTGGCACATGGTCGGGTTGTCCTGGCGTATCGCGTAGATCTCCAGCCCGAAGTCGTCGCGCAGCTGCTGGGCCATGAGCAGCAGCCTGCTCTGGTCGATGCCCACGGGGCAGCGGTGGCGCTGGGCGATGCCCGCGATGAGCTGCTCGATCTGGTTGAGGTCGTAGTACCCGTCCTCGCCCGGCTCGTCGAAGACCCACTCGTGCCACCGGTCGACGCCCTCCTCGTCCACCTGGTGGGCCACGATGGCGAAGGCGTCGCCGCCCGTGGCTCCGTCGACGGCCAGCGAGAAGGGCTTCTCGAAGTCCAGCGGGGCCTCGCGTTCGGCGCAGGCGTCCACGTCGGCGGGGTCGAGGGCGGGGTCGTCCACCACCCGGCGGGGGAACCGGTTGAGGATGTAGCGCTCGAAGTCGTTGGTGGACAGCCTGCGGCGCGCCGCGCGGATCTGCTCAACGTCCACCCAGCTGGGCAGGGCGAGCCGCCCCCACAGCGCGGGGTCGTCCACGTCGTCGGCGTCGTCGGCCCCGAGCCACCAGCAGTAGGCGTGCGGGTCGTCGAGCACGCCGGTCAGCTCCTCGGTGCCGGTCAGCCAGTCCCACAGGAACCCGCGGCGCTCCTCGGCGGCGGTCGTGATGGCCAGCAGCAGGCTGTTGGGGACGTGCGTCATGCCCGACACCGCAGCGTTCCAGATCGCGTTGTCGCGCCAGACGTGCAGCTCGTCGGCCACCAGCAGGTTGAAGTGCCACGACTGCAGCGCGCCCTCGCTGTACGGGAAGACCTTGACCACCGCGCCGGTCTCGCGGTTCTGCATCTCGTGCTTGAGCGGCTGCCACAGGGCCTTCAGGTCCGGGTCGAGGTTGACCATGGCCTTCATGGTCGAGAGTATCTTGGCGGCCTGCTCCTTGGAGTAGGCGATGATGCCGTACTGCCCGTTCTGCACCGGGTGGACGTTGGCCTCGCTCAGGACCATCGCGCAGATGAGCTCGGTCTTGCCGTAATCTCGGGGCTCTCCCACCAGCGCGGTGCTGTACTGCCGCACGAACCCGCCGGCGGTGGCCGAGCCGACCCCGAACACGGGGTTCCAGATGTTCTCGCGCTGCCAGTCCTCCAGGTAGAAGGGCCTGCCGTAGTAGCTGTCGTTGCCCACGTGGTGCAGATGCGACGCGGCGAACCACTCCAGCAGGCCCGCCTCGTCGGCGCCCTCGGGGGTCAGCGGCGGGACGTCGGTCCTAAGCATCGCCGCCGCCCTCCCGCAGGCGCTTGAACTCCTCGTAGCCGGCCATGGTCTTGGAGACCACGTCGGCCTGCGTGGAGCGGGTCATGGCCTGCACCAGCCCGGCGCGGTCGCGGGCTGCCGGGGTGGCCTGCAGCTCCACGGCGAGCTGGCGCAGCATGTTGGTGGCCTGCTGGGCCGTGCGGATGTCGGGGTTGGCCTTGATGCTCTCGGGGATGATGCGCCCGTCGGGGCCGTGGTTGCCGTAGAGCGTCACGACGCGCCCGTCGGGCGTGACCACCTGCGACTCGGTCTGCCGCAGGATGGCGTACCACAGGCAGTAGGCCTCCAGCAGCGGGGCGTCCTGAGGGCGGTAGTTGCCCGACTCGCCCACCAGCCCGTCCCAGCACGCGCTCATGGTCGGGTTGGCGGCGATGTGCCCGGGCTTCTGGATGCGCTCGACGACATGGGCGTCCACCTGCTGGGCGACGGCCGGCTGCGCGCCGCCGCGGCGGATCGCGTTGGCGTCGGGCCTGCGTCCACGGGTCACGGCTACCACCCCTCGCGGTCGAGGGCGGCGGTGATGGCCGCCGACACGCGCCCGGCGCCGGCGCGCACCTGCACCGGCCCGGTGGCCGAGATGCGGGCGAGGTCGTTGGACGCCCTGCGGGCCGCGCCCACCGCGTCCGCCAGCTCCAGCGGCGGCGGGGTCACCTCGACGGGCCCGCCCGGGTCGAGGGGCGCGGGGCGGTGCCTCATGCGGCACGCCCTGGTGCGGCACGCCCCGCTGCAGTACCGGCTGTCGCTGCGCGTCGGCCTGTACGCCCGCCCGCACAGCTCGCAGAACCTGACCCCGTCCATGCGCCCCTCCTTGCCATCGTTTTTGACGGTGGAGACGTTACGCGAGCCGTTACCGCACGGCGTCTGCCTGCGGTTTCGCCGTTGGCTTGGATTTTTTCAAACTTTTTCGGTTAAATGTATTGACGCTTAGGTGTTGGCGGAGGTAAGGTGGTCTTGCGTTAAAGGTCAACACATTTAAAGGAGTGAGGGACATGGCGACGAAGAAATACATCGTTTACTGGATCGAGAAGCACGACAGCGCCGAGTGGCTGCGCGCCGGGCAGGTCTTGGCCGCAAACGCGAAGGAGGCGTGCCAGGTGGTCAAGCGGGCTGTGAAGGCCGACACCGGGCGCAACGCCTTCACCCCGTCCACCCGTTTCCCCCTCGACGATGACTTCGCCCACGCCAGGTTCCACCTGACCCCCGACCAGATAAGGGACAGGGCGATGTGCCGCCGCGACGGTTTCAAACTCTGGAACCGATAGGGCCGAAAGCCCTGCCTTGTTCAATCCCGTCCGAACCCGTTTGAAAGGAACGACCATGAGCCACGGCCCGAAGATCCAGAACACCAACTTGAACATCCGCGTGTCCGACCTGTCCCTCGCGTCCATCCGCAAGCACGCCGCCGAGCGCGGTCAGGGCGTCTCCGAGTTCGTCCGCGCAGCCGCCGACGCCGCCTGCACCACCCGCACCCCCGAGCAGCTGGTCGAGCACGCCCGCACCTGCGGGTTCGACCACCGGCAGGCCCTCGTCCATGCTTGCACCGCCTCGGACAGCTACGTCCTGCGCGCCGTGGCCGCGAAGCTGCTGGCCTACGGCGAGGCCGAGGTCCCGGTCGGCCCCGCCGAGGAGCTGCACAGCATGGCGGCGGCGTACCTCGCCGACCTCGGGTTCCGCCGCGAGCACGGCGGGCTTGTGAGCCACCTGCCCGAGGAGGGCGTCGACTGGTGGACGTTCTTCCTGGACTAGCCGACCGGCGCCACGGCATGAGGAAGGCCCCCGGGCAGCGGATGCCGCGGGGGCCTTCTCGGTTGTCCACAATGCTCGGGGCGCTACTCGCCGCCGGTCATTGCCCCACCACCTTGGAAGCATCCCATGCGAACTCGCCGCAGTAGTCCTCAGGTTCCTTCTCCACCTCCTGCGGGTAGCGGTGGCAGATGAACGCCTCACCCTTGGCCAGCCAGCTCACACGGTAGGCTTTGTCCGTCGCGTAGTAGCAGCGCTCGCAGTTGCCCATCAGCCGCGGCTTGTTGAACTCGCCGTTCATGCGTCCACCCCTAGCAGCTCGCGGATTTCGTCTGCGTACCGCTTCGAGATTTCGAGGTACTTCCAGTGCTCGTCGTCTTCGCCACCGATTTGATCGTATGCGCTCGCGAACTCGTCCAGCACGTCCTCCAATGTGCGCGGCTTGTGGTGCGTGCATTGGTCAGGCGCGTAGTGATACGTCGTGCTGCGCTCGCCTAGCTTCATTGCCGCCCACGTATGGATGACACCCGGCGCAACCGCGCAGACGGTGAACGGCTCGCCGCCGTGATACTGCATCTTGTCGCCCACGTTGACCGGCACGCCGTCTGCGTCCAGTGGAAGCTCCATGTAACGCTCGGCGATTTCGGCTTCAATTGCGTCGGCGAGGTCGTGAACCGCGTCGTCGATTCTCGCGCAGCACTCGTGCCCGTACTCGCGCAGCTTGTCGATGCTCTCCATCTACTCCACCACCTTCTTCCTGACCCAGCTCACTGCTGACCCCTCCTTCTCATCGTCTTGGCCCGGTTCCTGCACCGGACCGAGCAGTACCTGTTGTTGCTCGACGTGCGCTCGAACGGAGCGCCGCAGTATCCGCAGTCGATGTAGACCGGCTCCCTCGGAGGCCTCGGCACGTAGGTTGCCTTGTGCCTGTCCCTCCAGTATTGGAGGCGCTGCTCCCTGTGCTCGGCCTCCCACTTTTTCATGTACTCAGCGCTGTTTGGCATGGCTCCTCCTGTGCTCCTCGAAGCTGCAGCTCTTGAATATGTCCTCCAAGGTCATCTGGGCGTCCTCGGCGGCGAAGCGCTCCTCCAACTGGGCCGCGCTGTAGTCGCGCCGGAAGGTGTTGCGGGACCGTCCGTCCATGTCGAGCAGCCTTCGCCACAGATCCGGATGCGTGCGCCTCAGCGCCCGCAGGTCGTCGAGGCTCTGCAAAGGGCAGCACCAGCACGACAGGCGCCTGTGGCAGTCGTACAGCCCGCCCCAGTCGAAGCCGTGCGCCCTGCAGTAGGCCAGCGCCTCGGCCTCGGTCACGCCCCACTCGATAAGCGGGTAGCGCTTGTCCTTGACCCTGTGCGCCTCGTCTGCGGCTATGCCGATGCACTGCACTGCTCCGCGCCCGCTCAAGTGCCTGTCGATGGCCGATGTCTTCAGCTTCGTGCACCATCTGGCGTTGGGCCTGGCCCAGCCGTACCCCTTCTCTCCTTTGTGCTCGCCCCTCGTTCTGACGTGGTCGAACATGAAGAAGTCGAACGACCGCCCGGTGACGAGCACCGTGTACGCATCGAACCCGTACCGCTCCGAGGTGTAGGCCTCGAGCCGGAGCAGGTGCTCGTGCATCTCCGGGTACTCCCAGCCGGTGTCGAAGATGACGGCCTCGTCGACGCGCTCGCCGCGCTCCAGCATCATCAGGAGCATGGCGGTGGAGTCCTTGCCACCTGACAGACTCACGACCTGCCCCATAGCCACGCCTCCTTCTCGACCTCGTACAGGTTCTCGCCCGCGTCGACCCTCGCCATGCGCTCGCCGATCCACCGCATCACCGGGACGGCCATGGAGTTGCCGCAGGCCTTGTAGCGCGGTCCGTCCGGACACTCCTCGGCGGGCTTGCCCTTGTATGGGACCCTCGTCCAATCGTCCGGGAACCCCTGCAGGCGCTCGCACTCCAGAGGCGTGAGCCTGCGGACCACGTACCCGTCTGATGGGTCGAAGAGTGTCTGGTCCTGCGTAGCTGCGATAGTGAAGGCCGCATCCTCCTGCATGAGCGCGCCCTTGCCAGCAGTGCCGGTCGACCCGTCCTGCTTGATGTAGGTGTCGGTGCCGCACCTGGCCGCGACGATCCCCGTAGAGCTGGTCAGCGCCGACTTGAGCAGGCGCTCGATCGGCGACACCTCGGCGCCCTTGACCGTCGGGACGGCCTTGACCTCGCGGACCTCGAATGGCAGGGCGTCGGCGGGGGCGGGTGCTCCGGGCCTTGCCATCTAGGCCACCTCCCCTCGGTTCAAGCGCTCAACGATGGCGCGCTCGCGCTCGCTCAACGGCCAGATGATGCGGCCGCGCTCGTCGATGTAGGCGGAGTCCACCCCGGCGCGCTTGGCCTCCGCCTCGGCGCGCTTGGCCTCCGCCTCGGCGCGCTTGGCCTCCGCCTCGGCGCGCTTGGCCTCCGCCTCGGCGCGCTTGGCCTCCGCCTCGGCGCGCTTTTCGACCACTTCCTTGGCCTTGGCGTCGCTCAACAGAAAGCCACCCCCGAACACGGCCTTGCCCTTCTCACGCTGTGAGTCCAGGGCGGTGATCCGCTCGCACTCGTCGGAGCGGACGGAGAACTCGACGCCGTAGTCGGCCCAGGCGGCCAGCATGGCGGCGGTCACGACGTGCGACGGGTACGTGTAGCGCAGCTGCGCCGGCGGCCTGCGCTCGTCCCTCGCCCGCTCGTCGGCGTCCATGACCGCGCGGTTGAGGTCCGGCACGACGCGCAGCCTGGTGCCCGGCTGCATGTTGGTGATGAAGCTTGTGTTGACCTGGGCGCCGTTCTCGTAGGTGATGTCGGCGTTGGCGCACAGGTAGCAGACCTCCAGCTCGCGCCCGGAGAACAGCGTGAGCGTCGGGGCGAACAGCAGGAACCGGATCTGACGCTCGCAGTAGAAGCGGATGATGGGCGTGAGCAGCGAGAAGGGCGGGTTGTCCACGACGCAGCACCCGACCGGGTAGTCGAAGCGCTCGTAGTCGCCGCCCGGGTAGAACGGCCTGACCATGTCGGCGCGGTCGACGCCGTACTCCGCAGCCGTCCACCCCGCCACCGCCTCGTAGACCTCGTCGGGCGTGTAGCAGTCGTCGGTGGTCTTCTTGGGGACGAACTTCTCCACGAACTCGGCGTAGCCCTCGTCCCCGCCCTCGCCGCTGTCGTCGAAGCGCTCGCGGCCCTCGAAGGCCTCGCGCAGGTCGTCGCCGCTCGCCACGGGCAGGCCCAGCTCCGACCAGTCGACCGCGCCCAGCTCCTCCACGTCCACCGCCAGCAGGCTCCAGTCGATGCCCGTCTCGGCGTTCGTGGTGTTGCTCACGTGGCTGTAGGCCCTGCGCTCCTCGTCGGTCAGGTGGTCCAGCATGATGACCGGGCACTCCTCGCGGCCCAGGCGCTGCATCGCCAGCACGCGCCCGTGGCCCGTGACGATCTCCAGCTCGCCCGTGTCGGGGTTGTGCCACGCGCCCACCGGGTCGCACATGCCGAAGCGCTCGATGCTCGCCGCTATGTGGTCCACCTGGGCGTCGGTGTGAATCTTGCTGTTGTTCGCGTACGGCACCAGGTCGGCGGTCGGCACCTGCTCGACCTCCAGCCACGGCTGCCGGGCCGCGCCCGGGGCGCCCACGTGGTTGGCGTTGCCCATGATCGTCCTCCTTTTCCACCGCCACCCGTTACACCGGGCGCGGTATCCGTTACAGTATCGGCCAATTTCGTTTATAGATACTCGGGGG